CCAGGCCCGCTCCCTCCCCCGGCGCTTCGGCGGCCGCCCGTGGGGTACCGCAACCGAGGCGTCGAGGCGAGCCTTCCATTTGTCGTCCGCGCCCCAGGTCGGAATGAGGTGGACCTCCACGCCGAAGCGCCGCCAGATCTTCACCGTGTGCCAGGCTTCGGTGCAGGCCCCACCGAGATCGCCGGGATAGCCCATCAAAAACACTCGCATTGAACGGTTGCTCCTTAGGATGACGAACTGCCCGGCGGCGGACCGCTCGACGGCGCAGAACTGGGGGGACTCGATGGCGAAGGTGGGCCGCTCGACGGTGCCGAGCTCGTCGGCGGGGTGGATGGCGTATGCCAGTCGCTCGATGAGGACGAGCTTTCGCTAGACGAACCTTCGCCCGAAGGCGTGGGGGGCGAACTGGATGTCGGCGGCGTGCTCGGCGTCGGGGGTTCGCTGCTGGGCCAACTGCTTGTGGGCGGCGAACTGCTTGTCGTATGCCCGCTACTGCTCGGAGAACTACTGGTCGGCGGCGAGCTACTTGTCGCCGCGCTGCTCGAAGTGGGATCGCTGCTCGATGGCGGCAGGTCGGAGGAACTGTCGCTGCTACTGCCGGGCATCGACGGGGACGATTCACTCGACGACATATCCGAAGCGGAACTTTCACTCGAACTGCTTACGAACGAGTCACTACTGGATGCCGAGGGTGTGGATGGGGTCGAGGGATGGGACGATGCTGACGGCATGGATGACGAAAGGCCGCTGGACGCTGAGTCGCTCGACGATGGCGAACTGCTGCTGTGCCCACTCGACGATTCGCCGCTCGACGATGATTCGCCGGATGATGATTCGGCGGATGATGAGGGCTCGCTGGATGATGAACTGGCCTCGCTGGAACTACTCGACGAGGAACTACCGCTTTCGCTCGACGAGGAGGAACCACTGCTACTGCTCAAACTGCTCGGCTGCGAACTGGACGACGAATGCTCGGAGCTGGAACTCGACGAAGGACCTGAGCTCGATGAGGAGCTTGACGAAGAACTGCTGCTCGGCAAGGAAGAACTCGAAGAGGACGAGCTCGACGAACTGCTGCTGGATGAACTGCTGCTGGACGAGGAAGAACCAGACGAGCTGCTCGCGCTGTCCGACGAACTGCTTTCGCTGGAACTCGACGAGGGCGGTTCGGACGAACTGTTGCTGCCCAATGACGACGATGACGAACCGGAGCTGGAGGAACTGGATGAGCCGCTCGACGAGCTAGAACTGCTCGAACTCGACGAACTGCTTTCGCACGGCTCGCAGCACTCCTCACGCACCCACTCGCCGCGCTCCACGCGGGTGGCGTTGTGGACCTCCACCGGCCGCTTCATGAGCTTGTTCTCAGACAGGCACTGCACCTCGAAGAGCTGCAACGTGCTGTCGCTGCTGCTGCCGCTCGATGAATCGCAACAGACGGGCACCGTGCAAGGCGAGCCAGGCTCCACGCTCCGCAACTGGCCGCAGACGAACGACCAGCGTTCGGTCGGGAACGTGATCGAGTCGCCGCTCCGCACCGGGCAAGGGATCAGGACCTCCAGCACCGCCGTCAGTCCCTGGCCGGGCGGGCATGGTCCGCTGCTCGACGGCTCGCTGCTGGAAGGCTCGCTCGTGGACGATTCGCTGCTGGAGGACTCGCTACTTGACGGTTCGATCGATGACGGCTCACTGCTCGACGAGAACGATTCACTCGAACTGCTGGACGAACCGCTCTCGCTCGATGAAAGGCTCTCGCTGGACGAACTGCTGCTCGAAGATTCCGACGAGGACGAGCTTGACGAAGAGCTGCTCGATGAAGAGGAACTGCTACTGGAACTGGATGACGAGGACGAGCTAGACGAATCGCAGCAACCTTCTCCCAGCTGCACGACCTCCCATTTCTGGCTGTCAGCCAGCCACTTCGCCCAGCCATAGGTGCCCGCGGGAACACTTTCGGCCTCGGCGCAGGCGCAGTCGCCGCCCGATGTGCCGCCCGCTGGGCACACCTTGGGGCAGACGACGCCCAGCGAATCGTAAAGCGTGAACGGGCAATCTACTTCGCACCACTTGGGCGTACCGTCGTCGGTTTCGCTGTACACGATCCGCACCGCCGCCGCGCTGCCGCAGCGAGGCAGGGGCGAGAGCAACTTGAAGCGGCGGAAGTCCTCGGGAAAGTTCGACAGGCGAACGACCGCCCATTGTTTCCCGAGCCCGCCTTCGCGCCACAGGATGCGGGCGGAACCGACGGGCCGGCTCAATAGCACGGTCGGATCGTCATGCTTCACGTCGGCGAACTCGTGGCATTCGTCCTCGACCTCGATGTAGGCCGGGCAGGCGCCGCTCACCCAGGCGCGGCCGATCTTGCCGTCGCGAAGCGGGTCGAGCAGGATCATGAAGCGGCCGAAGTGGTCGGGATGCTTGGGCTTCACGCCCACTAGCGCCACCTGGTTCTTGAATTCCCGCAGGTGCGAACCGGGCGTGATGATGGGCGACGAGATGCCCAGCACATGGAACCGCAGCCGGTCTTCGCCGCTGCCGTTGCGCATCTTGATGATGTCAGCCTGGCGAATCTGGTCGAGGGCGTCGGCCAGCTGGTCGTGCTTCTTTCCTTTCTGGGCGCGCACCGTATCCAGAAAGGAGTTCCACACTTCGGAGGAGAACTCCAGCGGCTGGCCGGTCTGGGTCTTTTTGAAGCGGTCGCCCATTTAGGTTCCGATCCCCAGGCCTGAAAAATCGCCATACTCGTAGACCTGCTCGACGTAGGCCGCGATCGGTTTCTTGATGAGCGTTTTGGCCGCGTTGTCCTCCTCGTCGGCGAATCGAATCCAGAGGTAATGCCAACCTTCCTTGCTGGCGACCGTGATATTGCCCAGCTGCAGGTTGGTGACATTGGGGCTGGCGGCGAAGCGATAGGTGATCTCCCAATCGTCGAAGCCGCGCTTCGCGCCGCTGGCTCCCAGGAACAGCACTTCGCCGCGGGCGAAACCCTTGAACCCGCTGGCGTTCACTTTGCCGGTCAAAAAGAAGATCGCCGCCTTGTATGCGCCGGTGACCAGCGCATCGTCGATCTGGTGCGTCTCGGTGAAGTTGTAGACCGGGACAGTAATATCCGTCCCTTCGATCTGATCCTGATTGACGCCGATTGCGCCCTGAAAGTCCGGCGCGATCTCACCCGGCGCGGCGTAGCGCCCGACCGTCGTCAGGCTCTGGCTGATGTGCTGGTTGCCGCCGCCGGTGTCGAACGTGAACTGCGACTCGTCTTCGAGCTTCACATAGCGAACCGAGCATTCCCACACGCCGCCGCCCACGGTCGAGATCGTGAAGCTGTCGCGCTTGAGCCCGTCGTAGAACGCCGGCGCTGTGGCCGCGACGAGTCCTTTGACGAGCAGATCGTCGTCGGTGCCCTGGACGACGTACAAGAGCTCCGTGTTCGGGTCTTCGCTCTCCGTCGCCTCGCGGCTGTTGTATCGTTCGTCGATGGTGATCGGCATGCGGCATCCTTACGGCGCGAACACGAGCTTCCCTTGCTTAGCCTGGGCCAAGAGGTCCTTGGTGTTAACCACGATTTGCTCGGCGGCGCGGGCGGTGCGCTCGGCTAGACTGTCGGCGCCCAGGCCACGCGCGGCCAGCGCGTTGAACGTGCCCTTGGCCTCGACCTTCCGCTGCTCCTCGGCCAAGACGCCGCCGCTGGTGGAAAGGCTGTCTTCGACCTGCTTGAGCCGCTCGGGGTCGCTGGTCTCGGCAGCGGCCCGCTTCTTCGCTGCCTCGGCGATAGCGTCTTGCCACTCCTTCCGCGCGCCCGCGAGCTCGCCTTCCGTCTCGGCCAGGTCGTCAGCGAACTGTTTCTGCCGACGGGCGTGTTCCTCGGATTGCATGTCGCCCATCGCCTGCTCCGCACCAGCCCGATCCCGCTCGATCTGGTCACGGCGATCCTGCCGCTCGCGGTCCCGCTGGCCCACGGCGTCGAGCATCTGCTGGTCGGCCGCGCCGGTCGCCTCGCTCACTTCGCGGTTGATCCGGTTCACTTCGGCATTCACATCGACCTCGTCGCTGAATAGCGACTTGAGCCGCACCCAGGCCTTCTTGATGAAGCCGATGGTGTTGTGCCAGGTGTGCGTGAGCAGATTGGTGAAAACGCTCCAGGCGTCGGCGAGGAACCCGACCGTTTCAGTCCAGCCGACTTCGATGGCCGCCCAGCCGTTGTTGAGAATCTTGGCGACGCCGAATACCGCGTCGGTCCAGAGCGACAGAAAGAAATCCTTGGCCCCGATCCACAGCCCGTTGAGGAAGTGAATTCCGCGCCGCCACTCCATCTTCAGCGTCAGCCAGACGATCTTCGCCGCCAGCGCCAGGTCGCCCGCGGCCAACGCATCACTGATCCCCTGCCACGCCGCCAGGGCGTCGTTCTTGAGCGTCTCGAACCGCTCCCCCAGCCACGCCAGCGCCTTGGCCCCCAAACCGGACGCATATAAGAGGTATGCGCCGAGCGCGACCGCCGCGACGATCACCAGGCCAATGGGCGAAAGCAGCAGGGCGATGATCTTGCCCAGGATGGCGATGGCCGTGCCGATCGCCCCAACGACTGTGACCACGGCACCAATGGCCGCGCCGAACCCCGAGATGATGCCTCCCAACACGATCAGCGCTACGCCTGCTGCGACCACCGCAGCGGCGATCTTAAACACCGTGACGACCAGCGCCTTGTTCTGCTTGATCCAGTTGACGGCCGCGACTACGAACTTGGTTGCTTTGGCGATCAGATCGGTGAGCATCGGGGCCAGCGCCGCACCGATGGCGAAGACGCCCGCCTTGATCGATTTCCACAGGTCGTCGAGCGTGTCGCCAAACAGCGTGGCGGCGTCGGCATCCTCCTTCGAGATCGTCAGGCCCAATTCGCGGGCCCGCTGCTGCAGCTCCTCGATCCCCTTGGCCCCGCCCGCCATCAGCGGCAGCAACTGCGTGCCCGACTTGCCGAAGATCTTCATCGCCATCGCCGCTTTGAGCGTGGGGTCTTCGATCCGCGACAAGCGATCCGCGATCAGTTTGAATTGCTGGTCGGGCGACAGGCCGGCGAGCTGCTCGACCGTAAGGCCGAGCATGGCGAGGTTTTCCTGGGCCGACTTCGATCCCTTGGCGGCGTCGAGCACTGAGGCCTGCATACGCCGCAGGCCCCCTTCGAGCGTTTCTAGGTTCGCGCCCGACTGATCGGCCGCGTAGGCGAGCTCGGAGAGCGTCTCGACCGCGACGCCGGTGCGTTCCGAGGCTTTGTTGACCTGATCGCCTGCCGTGGCGAAGTGCTGCACCGCTGCCAGGAGTGGCGCAATCACCGCCCCGCCGGCGGCAACCATCTGGAAACCCATCGCCTGCACGCTCGCCCCGAAGGCTTCGAGCTTCTTCGAAGCGCTGCTCAGTCCTTTGACGAGTTTGCTGTCCTTGGTGAACAGCTCGATGTAGGCCGCGCCGGCGCGGATGGTATTTGCATTGGCCATTTCAAATCAACCTAAAATGACGCAAGGCATTAAGTATCAACGACTTGGACTCGTAATGCGATTGCTTGTAATGGCTTACAATGGCATTAGCCATTGACAATCGTTGCGATAGCCGCTCTATTGGCACTCGTTGGCATCTATACTCACTCTCTAGCTACACAGGAGTTCGGACATGTCGAACGAAGACCTAGTTGCCGTAATGGTCCCGAAGAAGCATTTGGCGAAGGTTTATGGCTTGATTGCCCGGTTGGACGGCGCTGACGAAGTGGAATCGCCAGTTGAGAATGTCGAAGCGCCGGCGATTGAAGCCGTGCCCGACGAGTGGACGCCGTCGCGAATCCGAACGGCTGTCGAGCAGTCGCCGCCGGCAATGCGCGATATCCTTCGTGCCTTGGCTGATCGCGCAGGCGAATGGTTGACCACGCACGAACTGGCGCAAGCCATCCAAGCGAACCCGAATGCTGATTGGAAGACTGTTGCTGGAACCCTCGGTGCATTCGGCCGCCGCATTTCCAGTCGTTATGGGCTTGAGAGTCTGCCATTCGACGGCAAGTACGACCACACCGCTGGTTGCCGCGTGTATCGCATGTCGGCGGATATGGCTCGTCAGGTTTTGCAAGCGTTGGAAAACGGGGAGTAGCCATTCACAGTCTCCTCAGCGGGTGCAATCCACAAAGATGGTTTTCAACGTCCGAACTCCCGTCTTGACCTTCGGCTTCCGCTCGTTCACGAGCGGATTGAACTCCGCGGGCGTGAACGGCTGGGGTTTCTTCTTCGGGTTGCGATGGACGTTGGCGAGCATGGCGAGCACAGCCGACGTGTGCTGCCACTCGTCGCGCCTACAGGCGTCGACCATCCAGACCAGTTCCCGCAGCGTCAAAGGGCCGGGCTCGACGCCGACGATGCCGGCGAGTTGCCAGATGAGTCGCCAGGCGTCAGCGCCGGTAACCCGTCCCCGCTCAAGATCTGTTCCAGCTGCCGGTCCAGCTTCGGATCGTCCAACCGCTTGCTGGCTGTCTCGACCGCCTTCGTCTGAAAGGCCTTCAGCTTCGCGAGCGCCTTGGCCAGCACCTGACGCTTCGCCAGCGGGAAAAAATCGACGAGTTCCTCCAGGAGGCAAGTCGTGCCGAGATCAATGGCGTCGCCTGCCATCGCCCGGCCGAAGTCTTCGTCCGTGACCTGCTTGGCGTCCGCCTCGGGCTTGCACAGCACATAGAGCACGTCGCAGAGCATCACCGGATCGGAAACGAGCTGTTCGATCAGCTTCCCCTCGACCGCTTCCAGCAAGTTGACGCTCAGCAGCGACTTCACCCGTTTGATGGCATCGACGTTGATCGCGACGGTCCAGGTGCGGCCGGCGTTGTCGTTGAATGTTTTCATGCGGTGACCGCTCTCCTATCAGGCCGAGGAACTACCGGTGCCATTGATCCACTGCGGAGCGCTCGCCGCGTAAGTCGGCTTGATGGTCACGTCGACCATGATTGCCTCCTCCAGCGCCTCGTTGCGCGTGAAGCTGAAGATGTCGAACGTCGCCCGCAAACCCTCGGACGACGGATCGTTGATATCGCCATCCATCACGGCGAATTCGATCGGCGTGTTCCCGAAAAACGCCTGCTGCATGGCGGAAAAGCCTTCGTCGGCCGTATCCCACACCATCTGAAAGTCGATACTGGCGTCCTTGAGCGTGCCGACCGTCGCCCGCCAGCCGCCGTTGGCGCGCGTGGTCACGTCGGCTTCGCCCTTTTCCAGGTTGAGCGTGAGATCTTTGACGTTGGTGACCTCAGTCCAAGTTGGCGAACCGAAGCTGCCGCTATTGCGGTACAGCTTCGCGTCCATGCCGAGTCGAGTGCTCATCGCGGTATGCTCCTACGGTTATGCTTTCACCGACCCGGCCCACAGCTTGGGCAGGCGGTCTTTGGTCTTTTCGAGCGCCGGCCCCATGAACGGCCGCTTGGGATAACGCTGTCGCTTGTATTTGCCGCCGTGCTCGTGCGCGCTCCCCGATGTACCGACCTTGGAGTGATCCGGCCCGATCACCACGAGGTCCTTCTCTTTCTCGACGGCGAACAGGATCGCGCCACGCAACTGCCCTTTGCGGGTATGTGGTGGCTGACCTTCGGGGCTGGCCTTCTTGCGTTTGCGAATGCTCCGCTTCGCAGTGAGGCGAATCGCCGCGCCGGCGTGACCAAGGCTTTTGAAGTTGCCCTGCTTGGCCTTCGCCAGCACCTTCTTGGTCTCGTCTTTCGTTTTGACCTTCGCGCCGATCATGGACGTAGCACGCTCACCACATTTCGGAGGATGACGACAACGATCAGCACTACAACCAATCCGCCCAGCGCCAGCAGCAATCGCGGCGTCCATGCCGCGAGTTGCCACCAGCCGCGGATCATGTCCGTGATGGAGCGGAAGGCGCGTCGGAGTGGTCCGTCTTCGCGTTTCTCACGGTCTGGGCGGTCGCGACGGCGCTCAGCGTTTCGACCAGCTTCTGGAACTGCTCGTCGCTGAGCAGCGGCCGCTGTCCGCTCTCGATCCGGTACTGGCGATAGGTTTTTAGCGCCCACGGCACGCCCAGCGTCAGGAGCAGCGTGAGCAGCGAAGTTGCGGCCACTGCTCCCACAGTTCCCCAAGGGCCGGTCGGCTGTACGGTCGAGTCGGGCGTGGGACTCGGCGGGATCAGCGGCCGGCCATCGGGAAAAACCGGCGCGACCGGCGACGGCGGATCGACCTGGGGCGCGGGTTGCCACGGCGGATCGACGCCGATCGATCCCTCGGCGGCCCGGTGAACAGGTGCGTGTGCTGGCTGCGCCGCTTCGAACTTCGCCACGTAACGGCGAATCGCCTCCGTGATCTGCCGCGCGAGCCGCTCAGGATCGCCGCCGTAAGTCCCCTGAAACACGACCGTCTTGGGCTCGCCATAGCGGCCGTTGCGAGGCGGCTGAACGAGTACGGTCGGATACGCGGTGACCTTGATGTTCTCGAAGCGAAAGGCCTGGCTCCGGTCTTCTCGCAGGTAGACGTTGTAATGCGCCCACGACTTCTTGGGATCGCTCGGATCG